GTCAATGAAAAAACTGTCGATGTATGATTTTTGTGCTGGGCGCGCAGCCGCAAACGCGTCCATCTTGCCTTCAAACAATGGAGCGGCGCTCAGTGCCCGGACGCCGTTGTCGAAAGTTGTCGCCGCAGGGTTGCCCATGCTGTACGCGCCGGGGGCGTTTAACCCAAACGCGCTGGCGGTGTTGGCTGTGTTGTTGAACCCGGCATACTGGGCGTCAGTAAAATCAGCGACCGTGGGGCCGTAGGACAGCGGGACGGGTCCGAGGCGACTGATTTTGTCTGCCTGACCCAGGTTTCGTTTCGCTGCTGTCTCTAGCCATTCCGGGACTGCTACGCTTGTAGATGATCCGCCTTTGCCCATTTCATATCTCCTTAACGTAAGATGAGTGCATTGGCTCCCACCCGTGTGCTGCTAACGGTTTCTTCCAACCAAAACGCCCAGTCATGTTGAGCGCCTCGCAGCCTTGCTCTTTAGCCCAATTTATCACGTCATCGTGCATGTCTAAAATTTCGGTGAGATCGCCGCCTCCAAGAAAGATATTGAGCACCCGTTTTTTTGGGTAAACCACGATCTCAGTCACCAGGCAGCTTTTCTCGCGAGGCCAGAGCTGCATCGTGCCTTTGTATATACCCTCGTATATATCGATGATGTCGTGCGTGCCGCCGGAGTATTCCAGGGCAGCCTCGATGTACGGGCGACAGCGCGTGAATTCTTCAGTGATCACCAGGCACCCCCAGTCAGCGCCACGCGCTTCCAGATGTCCGTCGAGCCGTCGTGAGCTGCCGTGCAGACGTAGATGTAACCGGTGTCCCAGCTTATCATGCCAGCCGTATCGCCAGACGCGCCAACCGAGGAGGCGGGCGCCGCTTGCTTTACGACGACCTCATTGAAGGATCCGTTTTGCGAGACGACCGGGTAAAGCCCGGAGCGATCCCACATGAAGCTGCCGTCGTCCGCCGCGTTTTCGTCGCCTGTCTTTTGCGCCAGGGCGATCCTGGTTTGGCTGAGGTACTGCATCAAGCGCCGACCCCAGGTTTGCCAATCTTCGCCCTTCGGCTCTGGTGGTCTGTTTGGTTGCGTCATCGACGCCCCCCAGCCACGATATCCAGGCGGTTAATCCCGACACGCCAGTCCGTGTATTGCGCGCCCTCGACCCGCACCCGCACCTGGCGTCCGGTAAATCGCACGCTCGTCGGGTTGCTCATGGTGTAGGGGCCGTATGACCGCTCGGTGTCGTTGGGGTAAAACCTGGTTTTAAACGTCGCGTTGACGTCGCCCTGGGTTTTCTCATCCGGCAGCATTTCGGTCACCGACATCACCTGGTCGCCCGTGCCAATCCGGAACGGCCCGCTTTCCGCAAACGGCGTCAAGCTGTCATACTCCAGGCCGACCTCGTGCTCGTAGATTTTACGATCCGACGCCTTGGCCATCAGGGGCTGACGGAACGCGCCGCGATCCGCGCCAGCCGTGCGATCCAGCTCACCGATGTACCAGGTATTCTCAACGTAATTGTACACGACGTATCGGTCGTTCTCGGTGTTGCCCGCGCTCGGGTAAAACCACCAGATCTCGCCAAACATAGAGTTGGACATTCCAAACGCCTTGCTGATCTGCGCCCGGTTGATGCCGTTGAACACATAGTCTGAGACGTCGCAGGGCAGCTCAGCGACCGCCGCGCCGTTGTAGACGTAGAAAGAGTTGGTGCCCATCCAGAACGCGCCAGCGTCCACGACGACCGCAGCCTCCTTAGCCGCCAAGCCGCAGGACGTTCCGACCCGTTCCTGGCCAAAAACGTAGGGCGCGCCGATGTAGTTGAAAACGTGGGCATCGCGATTTGTAAGGACAAGCGTCTGGCCGCGCACGCGCAAGCCCTTCATGATGGATCCGGAGGTGTTTAACTCCAGGTCGCCAGCCTCGTTGGTCGTCGCCGGGGTCCAGACGTTGTTTGCCTCCCGGTCGCTCCACTGGACCTTGCGGGGGTTGCCGCCAGCTCCCAGGGCGAACAAGAAACGCTCCTCAGTCACGACCAGGCTCAAGTTATCGACCGGCGCGTTGGTTAGCACCTTGGCCGCTGGCACCTTGATGATGCTGACGTCGTCGATGTCAAACGCAGGCTCCGCGTCTGTCGCCGGATTGATGTACAGGTCAATGCTCGTGTCGTCCACCTGGAAGCGATAAGTAAACGTGCCGGTGCCGTCAAAATCCTGATCAACCAGGTCGGTCGTGCTGGTCGTGCCGTTGATGTCGATGTTGACCGACGGATCCCCGGCAGACGCGACCGTGAAGGTCAGCTCATAAACGTCGCCGCTTGTCAGGCCCGCTATGGTCTGCTCCAAGGCGTTTGCCGTCGTGCCGGACCATGACGCCACGCCGGAAGCGATTGCCCAGTCCGCGCCCTTCGTCCAGTCGCTGTCCGCGTCAAACGTGCCGTTGGTCACCGTCTCGGTGCCGCTGTCTGTGTCCAGATCCCACTCGTAAATCTTCCCGTCATCCTCGGTCATCGCGACTAGGTTTTCGCCCCAGGTATCGAGCTGCCACACGGTCGCGGGCAGGATGTTCGCGGTGTCGGGCCGGGCCACGCCCCACGCGTAGTTGCCAAACGCGCCGCCGCCAAAGCCAGTGAACGACAGGGCGTCCTCGCGTCCGGTGTTCCACTTTTCTGGGGTGATCTCAAACTGGGTGCCGCCGGGGTTGTAGGCGTAAAGGTTGTTGTAGGATCCCGTGGCGATCCACCGGTCCGCGCTGTTGTCGTTCCAGGTGATCATGCCGCGCAGCTTGTAACTCGCAGCCGTCGCCGTCCGGGAGCGCCAGCCGCCGATGGGACGCATGATGCCGTCGTGCCATCTGACCAGGTTTGCGTCGCGCCAACGGCCTTGCGACTGTAGATCCGTTCCGTTGCGATACACGCCAGCCGGAATGTTTAAATCGATCAATGCCATTGACGCACCTTTTAGTTATTCGGCTGCAATGTCCTCTGACTTTGCCTCCAGTGACGCAGCCAAGCGCGCGACGAATGCCTCACGGCCAACCATGAGCTGGTCCAGGTTAAATTGCGCGTTGCTGAGCTTGCGATCCAAGTCTTGCACATGGTTGAGCAGGGCCGACTGCTCATCCGTAAAATCGTTTACATCGTACTCAACGTCGTTGACCGTGATGGTGCTTTTGTCCTTCTTTGCCATCCGTCAGATCCTTATGAGTTTGCTGCAATAGCAGCATTAACCGCTGTCATATCTTCTGTAGTCCAGAAATCTTTTGCGACCATTAGCTGTAGATGCTCTACGTTGCGTGACACAGTGTCAGCCCAATCAGCATCGTCCATTCCCTCTGGTTGTCCAGCGTTTAGCAAGTCAACAGAGTGACCCATTGCTGTGTAGTGTTGTGCGATTTCTTCCGCAGTTGGTGTATCAGTCATGTCTTTCTCCTTTTCTGACTAATGTTATGCGACTTTAACAATGATCTTTGCACGACCATCATCTTCTATTGCGATTACTTTACCTACCGCTGACATATACTGTTCTAGTGTAGGTGAAGATATTGCTTGTCCTGTAATGCCTGTGCCGTTCTGTACTGGAACGATAAAGTCCCCGACAGTTGCGCCTGTGACATTCACAGGAACCTGACCTGAAAATGCAATACGATCTACTGTTGCACGAGCTGTTTCTAGCCGTTCTTCAAATGCTGCATATTCTTCGGCAGTTACTTCATCTTTATTTGGACGATCTTCATCATTAAACCATACATCGCCGCCAACATATGAGGGGTCTGTTGATTTGACGACGAATGATATTGCATCTGCCCAAACGGTTGTAAGTCTGCCGTTTTCATCAATACCACAAACATCACCCTTGTTAATTGTTGCAGCAGTATCAGCCTTAACCATGTATTCTGCATAGTCGGAACCAGATGCGTTTATTGTACCCGAAGCATTGATTGAGCGGTTTGTGCTGTTATTGCGCCCGATATACATAGCGGTTGCTGCACCATTTGCCCCTGCACCACTTGCGGCTACAAAAAATCTAGTGGCAAAACCAGAAGTATCCCAAGTAAGAGCTTGAATAAGATCGCCATCTGAAGATGAGTTTCTTATTCCGATCAAAGCTGTTTGAGTTGAGTTAATACTTACTCTATAGCCTGTTGATATAGTCGCACCACCAAGGGCAACTTGACCAGAACTATTAACATAAATCCTCGGATTACCATCCCCATCCGACAGCACGATGTTGTTGCTTGAGGTGCGGATGTCCAAGCCGCCTTGGTTGCCGTTGTATTTACCAAGAATAGTGTTCTTT